TTTTTCATATGGAAAACAATCAAAATAATGATTTAACGGTTTGGCAAAGGTTATCCAAAGCATTTGGACCAAATTCGTTATTGAATCAAGATTATCCCGTATATCAGTTAGATAAGAAGGAATTATTAAAAACCACTTCTAAAGATGAATACGAGAGAGAAAAATTACAGGCTCAACAAACTTATTATCTAGCCAATCAATGGACTAAAATTGAAAGTAATTTATATACTCAAGCGGTATATTATGAACCAACTCGTTTAGCCTCATTTTATGATTATGAATCGATGGAGTATACTCCTGAAATTTCTGCCGCTTTGGATATCTATGGTGAAGAATCAACAACTGTTGACCAGAATGGTTATATGTTACAGATTTATTCTGAATCAAAAAGAATTAAAGGAATCTTAACCGACTTATTTAACAACGTATTAGATTTAAATACTAATTTACCTATGTGGACAAGAAATACTTGTAAATATGGGGATAACTTCGTGTATCTAAAATTGGATGCTGAAAAAGGTATTGTTGGGTGTATGCAATTACCAAACATTGAAATAGAACGTTTGGAAAGAGGTATGGCAGCAAAATCAGCAAATGTTGAAGAACCGGCGGAAAACAAAGGTTTACGTTTCAAATGGAAAATTAAAGACATGGAATTTAACTCATGGGAGATTGCTCACTTTAGATTATTAGGTGATGACAGAAAACTTCCTTACGGTACTTCTATGTTAGAAAAAGCAAGACGTATTTGGAAACAATTATTACTTTCAGAAGATGCGATGTTAATTTATAGAACTTCAAGAGCACCTGAAAGACGTGTATTTAAAGTTTATGTTGGTAATATGGACGATAAAGATGTTGAACCATATGTACAACGTGTTGCTAACAAATTTAAAAGAAGTCAAGTAGTGGATAATAAAACAGGTAATGTTGATATGAGATTTAATCAAATGGCTGTTGACCAAGATTACTTTATTCCTGTTCGTGACCCTGCGGCACCAAGTCCAATTGACACATTACCGGGAGCACAAAATTTGGCGGAGATTGCCGATATTGAATATATCCAAAAGAAACTATTAACCGCACTTCGTGTCCCTAAAGCATTTTTAGGTTTTGAGGAAGTAACGGGTGAGGGTAAAAATTTATCTTTAATGGATATTCGTTTTGCAAGAACAATTAATAGAATTCAAAAATCAATGATTGCTGAATTGAATAAAATAGCGATTATTCATTTATTTTTATTAGGATTTGAGGATGAATTGTCAAACTTTACTTTGGCACTTACAAACCCATCATCACAAGCTGATTTATTAAAAATTGATATTTGGAAAGAGAAAATTTTATTATATAAAGATGCTGTGGCGGCTATTGAAGGTATCGCTCCGGTATCTGTTACATGGGCTAAGAAACACGTGTTAGGATTCTCTGATGAAGAAATTAAATTAGATTTACAACAACAACGTATTGAGAAAGCGGTTGGTGCAGAATTAACTAATACCGCAACAATCATTACTCATACGGGTGTGTTTGATACTATCGATAAATTATACGCAACTAAATCCGGAACTACTGCTGTTGGTGCTACGGCACCTGCCCCACCACCTGGTGGAGGAGGTGGAGGAGGTCTTGAATCTGACTTAGGAGGAGGCCCTGAATTAGGTGGTGCACCTGAATTAGGTGGCGAGGCTGACTTAGGTGGAGCACCTGAACCGGGTGGTGAAGCTGAAATAACTCCCGAATCTGTCAAACGGGATAATCTAAATATATTATTGGAAAGTGGTAATCTAACTGAAGACGATTCTTATATTGATTTATCTCGAGCAAGAAATTCTTTAGGTGATATGGAAAAAGAATTGGATAAAATCTTAAATGATTGATATTTATAATTAAAAAAGAAAATGACAAAGTTTGGTATATTAAAATCGAAGATAGAAAACGTATTACTTGAGTCGTATAAAAACGACACATTTAAAGAAGAATTAAAAACATTTAAAAAACTTGTATTAGAGAATAAAAATGTTAGTAAAATTTTCTATATGTATGATGAGTTAAACTCTAAAAAAGGTTTAAGTGAATCATATTCAAGGGAATACATCCACGAATGTGTAACTCTATATGAAAATGCTGTGAATAAAATTTTACCAGCAGATTTAAAAAAATTAAATATGTGGGTTAGAAATACTAACTCTAATAACTCATACGAAAATATTGATAACTTATTTTCAACAGATGTTTTAACTATCGAATCAAGAATTAAAAGTAAAAATTTAATTATTGAGAATTTAAGAAAACTTCCAATTACAGAATCTAAAGGAATTGAACTTCCATTATCAACTATGGTTAGTGTGGCTAATAAAACTATTAAAAACTATATAGACACTTTAAGTGAATCTGACAAAGCTGAAATAGTTAAATTGTTATCTGAAGATGATGGTGAATTGTCAGTGAAATATAACACCCTTAAAGAAAATGTTGTTGATAAATTAACAGCAATGAAGAATTCGTCCGAAGATAATTCAGTGAAAACTAGAATTGATGAAACACTTACAAAAGTGTTATCAGAGAAGTACGACAAATTAACGTATTTTAAACTTAAAAGTTTAAACGAGAATCTTTAATCGTTATCCGAATAATATTTTAATTGAACGTGTTTAGCCTTCGCTAACACGTTTCTTTTTTTTACGGAAGGTTTGATAAATTCTTTTCGCTTATTAAGTTCAGAACTTTGACGTGTCTTGATAACTTTACTTTTATAGAGTTTCAGTGCTTTCTCTATTGGAGTATTTTTATCTAATTTAACTATTAACATATATAACATATATATCAAAATAACAAAAAATTTGACCTGACCCCTTATTTTACCTATCTTTTTTAAAAATAAAAGGAAAAATATGAAAATTAATGAAAAAGGGGAAAACCTCTCAACTAACAGGTTTCAAAACCGCGAAAGTTGTTTATGGAACAGTTGATTCTGTAAACTTGAAATCACTTTACTTAAACATACAAACATGGGTCGAACCAATCAATGAATCTGATAATTGGTCGAGGACTGTTTTAAATTTAAGTAGAGGCGTTAAACACTCGGTTTACGAGTCGTTAAATAATAAAATTTTTGATACAAAATTTATTGTAGATTTAGATTTAAGGTCAAGTGGATTAAATTTGGGTAAAAAATCATTTATGAATTTAGAAGTCAATTTCTATGTTATAGAAGAAAACCTCGATTTTAAATCAAAACAAATTAAAGATACATTATTAAAAATTACAAATAAAATCTACAATGATAACTTTTATGACAACAATTATTTTAAGTTTTATCTAACTAAAAAAATCAAATCCGTTAAAGATACGTTACAAATCGATAATGTTTAATATTTATTATTAAAACATTTAAAATGAGTTTAAGAATATTACAACCGAACGAATCAGGAAAAGGTATATTAGTTGAATACGATGCCGGATATATTAATCCAAAGGATAATCGTAACGAAACATTAATAAGAGAATCTAATGAAATGTTAGACCACTCAAAACCATTTGAATTTTATGCTGTATTACAAAAATATGATACACCTAATAGAAATGGTCGACTATACCCTGAACGTATATTAAAAAGAGAAGCCGATAATTATAAAAAAATGATTAAAAAGGGGACGGCTCTTTCAGAGTTAAATCACCCGGAATCATCTTTAATTGATTTAGATAGAGTTTCTCACGCAATCACCGAAGTATGGTGGGAAGGTAATGTCCTAATGGGAAAGATTAAATTATTGACATCACCGGGATATCACGAAAGTGGTATTTGCTCAACTAAAGGAGATTTGGCGGCAAATTATTTAAGACAAGGTGTTACGTTAGGTATATCATCAAGAGGTGTTGGTTCTCTTAAAAAGATTGGTGAACAAAATGAAGTACAAGACGATTTTGAATTAATTTGTTTTGACTTGGTATCCTCACCTTCAACTCCGGGGGCATATCTATTCTTGAATAAAGATGATAAACATCTATACGATGAGAACTTAGAAGAAGAGAAAAAAATGAGTGTTGAAAGACATGTTGGTGATTCAGGAAACAAATCACTTGACTTAATGAAAAAATTAAACGATTATTTAGGATATTAAACTAAATAGAAAAAATTATGGACGAAAAGTATTTCATTGCAAAAATCACATTGGACTCAGTTGATAACGAGTCGGGAAAGATTAAAAAATTAAGAGAAGAAAAATTAGTGAGTGGTTATAACCCAACTGATGTAGAGGCAAAAGTAACAAAAGTATTTGAGCATTATACTATGGAATGGAGAATCACCGCAATTGTTGAAAGTAAAATTGATGAAGTGATAGAATAATAATTTATATTCAATAATTAATTAAGGAGACAGAAATGTCTCCTTTTTTTATGCTTTTATTTTTTTTGTAATATTTATTGTTATAAAAAACTCATTATCAAATTAGTAAAATTAATACTTTTTTAATAATGGGAGATATTTATATATTAAAATAACTTAAACACAAATGGCAAAAGAAAAATCTTTAGTTGAAGAAGCTATCATCCAAATGAAAAATTTGGAAGAGGCGGTAGCGGAAAATGCAAAAGGAATACTTGCTTCGACAATGTCGCAAGAAATCAAAGAACTAGTAAAAGAATCTCTTACAGAACAAGATGATGAGGAGATTGACACTGAGGTTGACATGGATGACATGGATATGGATACTGATATGGACGATACAGAAATGGACGACATAGATGTTGATATGGATATGGAAGATGACATGGATACTGATAATATGGATATGGATATGGATGATGAAGACACCATAGACCTTACTGACATAGAAGATGATGAAGAAATCTTACGTGTATTCCAATTGATGGGACCTGAAGACAATATTGTTGTTACTAAAGATGATTCTGGTAACATCAGTTTAAAAGACGAAGAGAACGACAAAGAATATATGATTGTTGGTGAAGGTGAAGATGAATTAGATATGTTCGAAGAATTTGACGAAGAAGACGATATGGACTTCGAGGACGAAGAAGAGGACATGGATTCTGAAGGTATCGAAGATATTATCTCTAAAGTATTTGATAACGACGACGAAGATTCTGAATTTGGAGAAAGTGATGAAATGATGTTTGACGAAGAAGAAGAAGAAATGGACGATGAAGAAATCGTTTATGAAATTTCTTTTGATGACGAAGATGATTCAGAGTTAGAAGAACAAGACGACATGGATATGGATGATGAAACAATGATGGAATCTAAAATGTCTGTAAAACCAAAAGGAACCGGAATGGGTAATCCAAGTAAATTTAAATATGATGCAAAACCTAATCAAAATGGTGGATTTAAAACTGTGAAAAAATCAGTTAATCCAACAATGGGAACAGGTAAAGCTAAATTTGAATATAAAGAAGGTGAAAATCTTGAAGGAAAAATGAAATCTGTTAAAAAAACAGAAACAAAAGAGCAATCTACTAAAATTGCTAATACAACTAAAAAAGTTGAACCTAAAGAGGCTTCTCGTACATTAGGTAGTGGAAGTAATTTCAGAAGAGGTGGGTTACCAAAACCAAGAGCACACTCATCTTTTAATACTGCAATCAAAGAGAACCAAAACACAAGTGAATTAAAAGTTTTAAGAGAAAAGAATGAAGAATACAGAAAAGCTCTTAACGTATTTAGAAATAAATTAAATGAAGTTGCGGTGTTTAATTCAAACTTAGCTTATGCTACTCGTTTGTTTACTGAACATTCAACGTCAATACAAGAAAAAATAAATATCTTAAGAAGATTTGACGGTGTGGAAATCATTAAAGAATCTAAAAACGTATA